TGCCAACAATAATATTATTTTCATAATACTCTTTCTCACGTTTACGTTTGAGTCGTGAATCCCAATGATCTAGGTAAGGTTGGATTCTTTCTTCATCTACCCAAACATTACAGATAATGTTATCAGGGGCTGGTATAGCACCGCTATACACAGCCATTTCAACCTGTTTCTCGGTCACATTAAGTCGTGACATGATATCTTGAACTGTAATCATTTTGAAAAATAATCACTGCCTTTAGCATCAAAAATGGCTTGAGCAATACAATTCCAACCATCATTTTTTGTGATTGTAATATCACGCTCAAGACCGAAACGATTCTTTGAACGGAATCTTGCGTTCTGTACCACACCTAGTGTGACACCTTGTTCTCTATCAATATCAGCGGTATTCATACCACTGCCCATACCCACAGGTGTTTTGGAGGTATAAAGCATACCAAAGATATCGCACCATTGTGTAACGAGTTCACGAGAACCAAATGATTTGGATGATTTAGGTGAATGCAATAATGCATCAGTAAAATGAAATTCTGTTGCGCTAATCGTATCGCGCTCTAGGTTAGTAAATACATGGCAAGAACAGCAAATGTTAATACCGTTATCAGCAAAGAAATCTAACCATTTTAAAGTGTCTTGCCAGATAGTATTGGATACATTATATGCATTGCCATAGCCATTATGCGCTGATAACATAGTGAGTTTTGGGTTTGTTCTTGACACAGGGTCAAGAGCGATAACGTGCGTGTGGATAATACGCTCAAGAGCTGATAATGAATCCACAACAATTGATTGATACTCAAATGTACCAGCCATCACTAGTTCAGATAACTCACCAAATAATTCAATTAAATCTGTGTAACTTGCATCATGCATAGGGATAATCGCTACTTTTTCTCTATCTACATCCACATAGCCTTTTTCTAAAGCAATGAATACAGGTTTAGGTGCTGATGCGAGAAGTGTTGTTTTGCCAATACCTTCAATGCCAGCCGCGATAAGGCGCAGACCTTCTTGTTTTGATTCTGTTGTTAATGCTCTGCTTAAAAAACTCATTTTATCTCTCCAGTTATTTTGTCGTAATTGACGATTGTATATTAATTGTATTTGACGTTGTTGTCAACTTGATAATCCAACTAATTCTAAAATATAGGTCAATGTATCATATGATACATGGTGTGTAAGGCAATCCTTTGTTGATGCAGCAATCAGCTCGCCATGACTCACCATGTCACAGGTAATGACGATATTACCCACAGATTTTAATCGCAACACCAGCACGTTATCCTGTGGCTTAAATTGAACCACAACAAGTTGTTTAATATCAAAACTAACTACTGCACCATCTGAATCAGAAAATGCCACAAATTGTTGCTTAGGTTGTTTGTTATCTTTAGCCATTACACAACTCCCTTAACTAAGTCATGATGACGTATGTCATCGCGATAATACAATTTAAATACCTTATTTTTTCCACTTTTAAGCTCTAATGCGCGTGGAAACGCTTTGCTTTCAATATGATGGTCTAAATAATTACATGATTTATTTAGTCGCGCACATATTGCATTCTTGCTGATAAACAGCGATTCAAATTCATCTTGGGTCATTTCCATTCTCCATATAAAAATGCTAGTTTAATTCGTTTTTATGATAACGTCAATGTTTTAACAGCTCAATTATTTCAAGTTCTGCTTCAAGCCAATTCTGCTCTTCATTATCCGACCCTTCAAGCCATTTAAAGTACGCTGCCTTTTCCACAAGTTCACGATACTCATCGTATTTAAGTAACGCAGGTCTATGACGATATTGATTAGATATTAACTGCATTGTGTCTCCCCGCAATAAAGTCTAAGTAAAGTGATGTGAAGAATGGATGTTCTTCAACCTGTAAAATCTTTCTAGGTTTTCTTTTTCTTGGAAATTTATCCAAATAGGCTTCAGTTGACACAACAAACGGAAGAATATCTTCGCGTCTAAATAATCTGTTTCTGTTTGTTTCTAAGATACCCACAGAAGGTACTTTGTGTTTAATTAATCGCCCACGAAGGGTCATTTGTTCAATTCCAAATTCTTCCGATGCATCTTGCATTGTCATTGTGCCAATCGGCTTTGTGCTATATTTAATTTCGTTCATACATAGAGTCCTGCAAAAAACATTAAGGTTACGATAGGGAATAAAATTGCCACAAGTTCTAGCATAATTCTATCCATTATTTTATTTATTTGTTGTTGAGTCATTTCATATACCTTTTTAAAATTTCAATCACATCATATATACCTTCACAAATCTCACTATCACAATCATAATACTTTGCATCAGATAATAAAATATCGAGTTTTGCAATTGCTTCTTCTTTTTGATTCACCAGTTTAGTTACTATCTCTGCCCAATCAATATGTTCTTGGTTTGTCATGTTTTTAACCTTAAAAACTGGATTGCTGTTTAACAATAAATACAATGAGTGAAAAAAGAATTATTGCGCCAAATATATAAATCATGGCTTGTTTTAACTCTTTCATTATTAATCTCCAGTATAATTATTCAGTTTTTCTTGACGGATAAAATCAAGTTCATGTTCGGTAATGTGGTATTCATATTTACCACCTCTCCATGATACTTCTGCTTTACCAGCTTTTGTGGCTTCTGTGAAAGATGAAAAGATACCAACAACATAACTGTGAGATTCCCTATCTCCCCATCTTAATGCTTCTACTATAAAAAAACTCATTTCACTCCCCCAAACATCACATCAATATTTTTATCATCGCAAGACATATTTCTAAATCTTGCATTATTTTGCCCAATAAACTGAGCTGAAAACAATTCATTAACCTTCTCCTCTTTTTCACGCAACGCTTCTGTTTCTTTTTTAGCCTGAAGCAACTTCAATGTTTCTTCAAATGTTCTTTTCTTCATCTTTTTTTAACCTCGTAGGGCAAATAACTTTCTTCTTGATAATCGGGTATCTGTATTTCTTCATCGTCATCAAGTTCAACATCAGATAACCATGATTTCACATAGCCAATAACTAAATCACCAAAATTATCTTCTCTCACACCCTGTGAATTTTCAACCTCAATAATATACACATCTTGGTCATAGCTAATACCAACAGTTAATAGGCATTGATACTTTGAGCCAATCCATGCAAACTCTTGTAAATACATAATTACCTCCGTTGGCAAGCATCATACTCTTTGTTTGATAAGAACGTCAAACTTTATTTTAAAAAATAGCCGAAAATATTTCTATCAACGGCTATGTTATTGATTATTCTAAATATTGATTTTCATAAGCAAATTTTATTGCTGGTAACATATGGTCGTATCTACTCACACCAGAGCCATCACAAGTATGTGCGCCCAATTTATTAAACTTTAAAAAACGAGGAGCTGTATTTATTCTCCCTATATGAACGTGCTTTTCTTTAGCTAACGCATCAGTAACTGCGTCATACGCTATTTGTGAGTCTTTAAATGCATTAGTTCCTCCAACAAAAAGAGCATCACAATTATCTGGCATACCGTCATACCCATCTTGAGCAACAAATGCTATTTTAAATCCTTCACAAAGATAGGCGTAATCATTAAACATTTGCATTGTTGTTTTATGGCAACCCACTTTATCTGGCGCACAAACAAAAAGAGCATTTTCTCTGTATTCAAATTCCCGCTTTAATAACGATACAAATTCTTTTTCTCTAAAACTTGTAAAACAACCATTATCAATAGCAAAAACATCATGCCCACGTCTATATCTAGTTAACGGTGTGAGTAATTGCCCAATAACACCTTCCTCCCATTGTTCATGTCTTAAAGCAACCCTATTCCTATGTCCATCAATTAAAAACTTCATCATAATTATTCAATACCTAATACTTTATGCTGCTGGATACTTAATTTCCAGCTCGGATTATTCAAACAATAATCAATAGTTAACTTAATATTATTTTCATAATTTATATCAAAAATAGGCTGTAAATACTTTATACCATTAAAAAAATCAAATATATCTGGTGTTATAGATAATGGGTAAAGTAATTTTAATTCTGAAAATGTTTTTAATTTAAATGAATTTGTTTTAGGACTAATTGTAATCCAAACATCATTGTCAACAAACTTAAAATCATTTTCACCGTTTGTTTCAATAGCAAATGAACAATGAATGCCATCATTATTTAGTTTGTTTTTTAATTCAGAAATTATAGCATCTGTTATTTGTAAAGAAGGTTCACCACCTGTGAAAACAATGTATGCATCGTTTACATGGATTGGCAATAACGATTTTATTTCATTTGCTAATTCACACACGGTATATTTTTTACCACCAACAAAATCAGTATCGCAAAAATAACATGGTGACTTTTCTTTATCTTTCGTTTTACCTGACCATAAATTGCAACCTGAAAACCTAATAAATACTGTCGGTCTACCTGCATGAAAGCCTTCACCTTGTAGTGAATAAAAGATTTCTTTAATTTTTAGCATTATTTAATCCTATACATGAATAACATTTACCACATCGTGTGTTTTCTTTTGTTGGAAAATAACACGTCCATGTCGAATTAATATTAATATTATAAATTTTTGATAATTGAATAACTTCTTTTTTTGTTTTATCAATTAGTGGTGTGAGTAACTCTATGCCATATGCGTTTGCCACAATGTTCATTGCATCAATAAACTCTTTACGACAATCGCTAAATAACTCAGAATCATCTTTATTTACACCAATAGTCACATATTTAATTCCTCGCAAATATGCTATTGAAAAAGAATTTGACAATAAAATAGCATTACGACCAGAAAACACAATGTCGTCAATTTTTTCTATTTGCAATATTTTTTTAATTTCAAATGGAATATTTTTATTTCTTGCGTATTCTTCAGCATAATTAAGCTCGATTTTATGCGGTTGATTGTAATCAAAACCAATACTTGAAATTGTAAATTTATCTTTTAACATTTCTAAACATACAACACTATCAATACCACCAGATAGTAATAATAAATTAGATTCCATAAGTCGCTCCCGCAGTG